GATATGAAAAAAGTAATAAACGCCTCTACGGCAACAGCAAAACAACCGTTCTACGGAAGAACGATGTCTCATATAATGGAATCGCTAACCGAGGTTGTCGAGTCGTTAGTTAGACCACTTATCGGAAGCTACGTAGCTAACGATTTAATTATTTTATACGGCTGTCAATTAACCGGAAGTTTCTCGGGAGCCGGTAATCCGTTCGCCGTTACGGCGGGAGCTGTATATTATAACGGCGAGATTTACCAGGTCGATGCCGTAAGCGGGACTATATCGGGAGCGAACGTACTCGTTGGTACGATTACGACTACTTATCAGCTCGGCGATCCGGTAACTATGTCCGATAACTCGGCGGTTAACGTTCACGAGATACGGAAGGTTGTAATAACTCAAGCCGGAACGGGTAGCGGTACTAAAGATTATTCGTTATGGAAGCGGAGACAGTTAATAAACGATAACGCTTTTTCTACTGCGGGAGTAGTAGGTATAGGTGGCTTAAACTCGACCGGAGTTCTTTTATTTAGTTTTACTACGCCTAACGACGGGGTTAAGAGGGATTATCATTTAAATATTACATCCGTTATTCACGCTAATAGCGGAGCGGATCCGTTTGGTTATAATACGGAGATTTTTAAAGCGACGGTTTCTCAATCGACCGAGTTATGTCAAATAAATAACGGAGAGAGACACGTATTTACTCATATCTGCCTTTTACCGGCGGTTCCACCGAATACGTTAATAGAGATAAAGCATTTTAGAATAACGCTAACGGACGGAACGGTTGACCGTTCAAAAATGACGAGGATAGGAATACCGATTACGGGATAACTCTAACGAAGGTCGCGCTAAATTCTTCGGTAAGGATTTGGGTTATCGCCTCGGCTTGGGTTTGCTCGAAGAAGTATCGGCACTCGTAGTCCATTAATCAGTATCGGATTTTTTATAAGTATCGATATATTCTTCGCTATTCGGATCGCCGTGTTTTATTATATGATACCCTACTACGAGTACTATAAAGAATACGACGGCGAAAATTATCCCCGCGACGGTTAATATAAATAGAATCGTATCGATCATAACCGCATCTTAGAGGTTACTATTCCCTTTATCTCCGAGAAATCTTTATTTTTAAGTTCGGGGTTTATTCGGAGTATCGAGTAATATATATCGAGTGCCGAATGAGCTATCTTACTCTCGTTAGCCTGTCTCGAGATACAGTCCGATAGGAACTCGTTTTTTAATTCCCCTTTAATTCTAGTAGTAACCCGAATAGCGTGTTTTTCTTTTTTACCCTTAAGGAAGTTTAGTAAACGCTCTGGATCCGGTTCGTACATAATTAAAAAAAGTGTTACACTTATTTAAAAAATCTGTTACAATGTAAATATAAGAACTTTTTTAATAAATAGATTTACAACGTGGAAAAAAGTTTTAAGTATATTAAAAACATTTCCAACGGAGAGGGCACAATCCACCTTTATAACCAGATTGGCGATTCGGTGGATAGCAAGGGTAACTACAGTTACGGAATCTCTGGAAGTTCTTTCGCTTATGAGATGCAATACTTACAGGAGAACTGTACTAAGATTCACGTTAGGATTAATTCAATCGGCGGGAACGTTTTAGACGGTTACTCTATAGTTAGCGCGATATTAAATTCTAAAGTAGAATGCAATACCTATATCGACGGACTAGCGGCAAGTATAGCAGGGGTAATAGCGGTAGCCGGTAAAAAGTGCTATATGGCGGATTACGGTACTTTAATGATTCATAACCCTACGGGGGGAGAGGATAAAAAGGTACTCGGAATCGTTAAAGATACACTAGTTACAATACTATCGAATAGAACCTCAAAAACACCGGAAGAAATCAACCGAATGATGTCGAAAGAAACTTGGCTCTCGGCAACGGAAGCGAAGGCGGAGGGAATGGTCGACGAGATTATCTCTAGCGGTAAAAAGATTAAAGTATCGAACAGCCTACAAGAAATGGCCGAGGTATATAATAAGTTATTAACAAACGAAAAACCTAAAATGAAAGAAATAACAGCAAAATTAGGAGTTAACGAAGCCTCTAGCGAGGCGGTAGTAGTATCGGCGATCGAGTCGATCCAGAACTCTAATACAGCATTAAAAACAGAGAACGACGCTTTAAAGGTTAAAATCCAAGCGTTCGAAACCGAGAAAGCTACGGCGATCGAAACGGCTAAAAACGCATTAAAAACTAAAGCCGAGGCTCTAGGAGCTAAGTTAGTTACCGATAAAAAAATTAAAGAAGAAGAAAAGGCAGCGGTAATCGAGAACGCATCGGTTAGCGAGTCGGCTTACGAATTCGTAAAAAATACTTTCGATAAGGTATCGGCTACTCAAAAAGCGGTAGTTATTTTCGATACTAAAAATTACGCCGGTAAAAACGGAGCGGAAGATCGCTCGACCTGGAAGTTTAGCGACTGGTCTAAGAAAGACGAGAAGGGCTTAGCTAAAATCCAAAACGAAAGCCCTGAATTATTTCAGGAATTGTATAACGCAGAATATAAAAAACCATAATAAAATGAAAAAAGTATTAGCATTAGCAGTATTAGCATTAGCGTTCTCTATGAGTAACGCCCAGGTATCTCCGTCTTGGCCTCAAGGCGCGGCAGCTGTAGTATCATTAAACGCGGGAGCAACGAATAATATAACAGTAGGTAATAATAAAATGAACTACGTTTTATCTATTCCGACATTAACGACTAATACTACTTTAAGCGTTACGGCTACGAGTTCTATTAAAGCCGGAACTATTTTAATGGTAATCGTAAAGACTACGGCTACAGAAACGACTACTTTCGCAGGAGCTATTATAGCACCGGTAGTAACCGGAGTTGCGGGTAAAACCTGGAGCCAGTCCTTTATTTATAACGGGGGTAGCTTTTATCCTACCGGAGCTAAAATACAAGTAGATTAATTAAAAACAAGAAAACTAAAATATGAAAACAAAATCAATTTTTAAATTCGCTGCAGGTTTAGCCACAGCTTTTTTATTCGCCTTAATCTTAGGCTTCGCTATTCAGGAGAAAACGGATATTAACCCGTTTAGCTTCGCGGCATATTCCGTAGGAGTTTCTTGCGTAATCGCTATCGTAGCGTTAATGTTTAACGTAAAGCCTTCGCGCTTCGCGTTTATGAGTCTCTTAATGGAGGTTTGGTCGCAAGATATAGAGGATAACCTTTATATGGGTAACGACTTTATGAAAATGGCGACTAACCATTCGATGTGGGTTCGTTATAAGACCGTTCACGTACCGCAAGCCGGAGCGAAACCGACTACGGAGCAGAACCGTTCGGTGTTTCCCGCTACGATTGGAAGCCGTACCGATAGCGAATTAACTTATAACTTAAATCAGTATACTACCGATCCGATTCTATTACAGAATATCGAGGAGTTACAAATCTCTTATAATAAACGGGCGTCGATTCTATCGAATATGATGTTATCTCTACAGTTCGTAGTAGCTACTCAAACTCTTTACGCTTGGGCGCCTAGCGGAGCGAGTCGTCAGGTTCGTACATCAGGCTCGACTTCTACTTTAAATTTACCTCACTCTACGGCTACCGGTTCTCGTAAGATGACGACTATTTCGGATATTACGGCTCTTAAAGCTAAGTTAGACGCGGATAATATTCCTCAAGCGGGACGTATTTTATTAGTACCTCAGTATATGTATAACGTAGACTTATTAAATATCGCGGGTATCGTACAGGCTTATCAATTCGGTTCGGCGGTAGCTCCTAGCGGAGTAGTTGCTCGATTAATGGGCTTCGATATTATGATTCGCTCCGAGGTATTAGTTTACGATAATACAGGTACTCCGGTTATTAAAGCTATTAACGGAGACGGTTCTTTAACCGCTGCCGCAGCTACCGATAACGGTGCCGCATTAGCGTTCCACCCGAATTATGTAGCTCACGCTTTAGGTTCTATTACGCCATACTTTAACGCAGGTTCTAACGGAAACGGATTACCTGAGTATTACGGTTCTATTTTCTCGGCAGAGGTTATGCACGGAGCTACTAAGCTACGTACCGGCCAAGAAGGAGTAGTAGCGTTAGTACAGTCAGCTTAATATTAACGGGGAGCTAGTCTCCCCTTATTTTATATCGAATTATGATTGATAAGAAAAAATTACCAACCGATTTAGAATTAGCTTTAGGTTTCGCTAAGTGGGAAATCAATAAAGAGGCTAATAAAGATATTATCGTTACGCTTCCGGACGGCGGAGTTTATGTAAACTCTGATTTAGAGTCGATACAGGAACACGCGACTCGTAATAAATTAAAAATCGTTACGGTTAAAGAGAAGGGTAAAATTTCTAGCGAAACCGCAGATGTAGTATCGGACGAGAAAGAAACTAAAAAATCTAAAAAGAAGTAAGAAATGTCAACAAGTTTAACGTTCGTCAAAGGTCAGGGTGGTTTAGGTCGCCCACTTGCAGGTTCGGATTATATCTCCGGAATGTTATTCTATAGCGGAGCTACGCTCCCTTCGGGATTTACCGCTAGTGATCGTATTAAAGTTATATTCTCTTTAGAAGAAGCGGTAGCTTTAGGCATTACAAATACTTCTTTAGGCGAGACTAAATCGACCGCTACGTTTACCGTAACTAACGCGGGAGCTGCCGGAGATATTATAAAAATTACTTGCGCTACTATCGATACTACTAATCCTTCGGCTACGGTTGCCGCAGCCGGATTGGTAACCTTATTAAATTATACTTTCGTAACAGGGGACTCTGTTTCTACTACGACTGCAGCGACGGCAATAGCCGCAGCGATTAACGCCTTAACTTACGTTCACGGATTTACAGCCACCTCGGCGGTAGCGGTAGTAACTATTACTGCGGTAGCGGGACAGGGATTATTCCTTAATACCGGTACTCCTTATACTACTACTATTACTCAGACCGGCGGATTAGCCGGAACTACTGTCCAGAACGTAGTAGCTGGAGTAGCATCCGATATTGATATTATGCACTACCATATCTCCGAGATCTTCCGTATGCAACCGAAGGCTAAAGTATACGTAGGGATTTACGCTACGGCGGGAGTTGGTACGTTTACCGAGATTACAACGATGCAGACCTTTGCCGAGGGCGAGATGCGTCAGATAGGAGTATATTATAAATCCACAGGGTTTACTTCGGGCCACGCAACTACATTACAAAGCATTTATACTACTAATTATAATACTAGCCGTCCTTTAAATATTATTGTTCAGGGAGATTTCCAGGGCGTATTATTAACGGCGTTAACGAATTTAAGAACCTTAACCGCTTCGAGCGTTACGGTTACTTTAGCTCAAGACGGTTCGGCTAGAGGATTTAAACTCTGGAAGGCAACCGCTAAATCTATCGGTTCGGTAGGAATAACTTTAGGCTCGGTAGCCCTAGCGGCAGTACACGAATCTATAGGTTGGATCGGTAAATTTAATGCCGATAGCGGAACCGAAATGAATTACTTAGCGTTCGCTAACGGAGATACTTGGAAGGCTACATCTACAGGACAGATAACTAGCTTAGATAATTACGGATATTGCTTCCTTAAAAAAGAGATTGATATTACCGGCTCGTTCTTTAACGATTCCCCTACTTCTATTTCCGTTACCTCTGACTTCGCTTATATCGAGAACGTTAGAACTATCGATAAGTCGATTCGCTCGATGCGATTCTATTTATTACCGGCTTTAGGTTCGCCTATTTATTTTAACGCGGACGGAAGTATTACCGAAGGCTCGGTAGCGTATTTCGAGACTTTGGCCCAAAAAGGGTTAGACGATATGGTAAGCGCGGGAGAACTATCGGCTAGTAAGGCTTCGATAGATCCTACTCAAAAA